GATTTAGATATTATTAGAGAGTTATCTACATTTATTGTAAAAGGTTCGTCATATGAAGCTGATGATGGGTGTAATGATGATCTAGTTGCGTGTTTGTTTATATTTGCATGGGTAACAGATCAACAATATTTCAAAGAATTAACTGATAGTGATGTACGTTTGACAATGTTGCAAGAGCAACAAAATGCATTAGAACAGGATATGGCACCTTTTGGTTTCGTGGTTAATGGATTGGAAGATGAAAATATAGGAAATATGGTAGATGAATATGGTACAAAGTGGGCGGCAGTAGTAAGAGATTATGGTTCAGATTGGTAATATTATATAAATTCTAATAAATCATTATCAACTTTAATCCAACAATTAGTACATAATATAATACTTTCATCGATAAGAGAGAATATTTCCTTTCTACTCTTAGGATTAGTACCAACTCTTTTTGTTATTTTTCGTATTTCTGAATCATGAGGATAGTATTTTAAACACACAGTTTCGCTTTCGCCACAATGTTTACAAGACTTATCTGCTAGATTTTCATTCAATAGAATGATTCTTTTACGATAGTTTCTACGAGCTACCTTTTTAATTGTGTCTTTATACTTTTCATAATGTGCATTTACCATATTATTATTTATATGTTATAACACTTATAAAAAATGTTTTTCTAAGTTTGTTTTTTTATAAATATCTGTGTAAACAAAATAACCAACTCTTAAAGATAAGGAGTACAATTTATGTCTTTTCTAGTTTCTCCTGGCGTTCATGTCAAAGAGATTGATTTAACTAATGTAGTACCATCAGTTGACACCACAATTGGTGCAATTGCAGGCCCATTTGAGAAGGGCGATGTGTCTTCTATAGTTACAATTACCTCCGAAGCTGACCTCCTTAATAATTTTGGTAAACCTAATTCAGATAATTTTGAATTTTGGTTTACTGCTTCTAACTTTCTAAAATATAGTAACACACTCAAGGTGGTTCGTGCAGAATCTGCCATTCTTAATGCGGGTGAATCTAGTGGTATATTGGTTCGTGATACTGATCACTACTTGACAGATTTTTATGCAGAAACAGGTGATGGTCAAAGTACAACAAATGATTGGATTGCAAGAACTGCTGGTATTTTTGGTAACTCAGTTGGTGTTGAAGTATGTCCTTCTGCACAAGCTTATGAGCAAGACTTAGGTACTAACAACTTAGTTAACGGGGCTAAAGCAGTTGGCGATACATCAATTACAGTTGATGATGCTGATGAATCTGGTTTTGCTTTCCAAGTTGGAGATATGATTAAGTTTCATACACAAAACTCTGTTACTGCTATTGTTAATGGTGCAATTTCAGTTGCTACTATTAACCTTGTAGTTGACGGTAACTCTGGTACTGCTGCTATTGGTCAACGTGTTATTGGTGCTGGTATTACTGAAATAGTAAAAATTAAAACAGTTACTGATCAAAATAACCTTATTCTAGACAAACCAATTACGGTTGCAGACAATGTTGTGTTAGCATTATCTCCTTATGCATCTGTTGAAGATGGTGACACTCAATATGAAGTTACTAGTATTTCTGGTGAAGTATTGTCTATTCGTTTAAAAGATGATGCTAATGAAGGTGGTCTTCAAAGTATTATTCCTGACAATTCATTTATAACAAGACGTTGGAGATTTGCAGACCTATTCAGTTCTCCTCCAGGTCAATCTGATTACAACAGAATAAATGGTCGTGGAACTGGTGATGAATTGCATATTGTATTATTTGATACAACTGGACTTCTTACTGGGGCTGATGTAGATGTTGCTGGTCAAAGAGTTAATGCTGTTATAGAGACTTACTCTAACTTATCAAAAAATTCTGCTGCTAAATCCCCTCAAGGAGATAGTATTTATTATCCAACAAAAATATATAATCAATCCTCATTTGTTTATTGGGGTGATCATATTGCTGCTGGTACTAACTGGGGTACGGATACTGCAACTGCATATACATCAGTAATTCCTATTACTACTGTTTCTTTAACAGGCGGGACAGATGATTATGCTGTTACTGCTGGTGAATTAGCACTTGCTTATGATAAATTTGCTGACTCTGAAGGAGTGGATGTAAATTTAATTCTTGGTGGGCCTAGTTCTGCTGTTACTGATAGTGCTGCTGGACAAGATACTCATGTAACAATGCTTACTGATCTAGTGGAAAGTCGTAAAGATTGTGTTGCATTTGTTTCTCCGTTTCGTTCTGCAACAGTTGGTATTGCAAATTCAACTACACAGACATCAAATGTAACAGAAGCATTTGAGTTATGCCCATCTTCTTCTTATGTGGTGTTTGATAGTGGTTACAAATATATGTACGACAAATATACTGATGTATTTCGTCATGTTCCTCTTAATGGTGACATTGCTGGTCTTTGTGCTCATACTGATGGTGTTGCAGATCCTTGGTTCTCTCCTGCTGGATTTAATCGTGGAAATATTCGTGGTGCAATTAAACTATCTTATAATCCATCTCAAGGTGAAAGAGATCAGTTATATCGCTTTAGAGTTAATCCTGTTATCAATTTCCCAGGCCAAGGTGTGGTTCTGTTTGGTGATAAGACTGCTCTTGCAAAACCAAGTGCATTTGATCGTATTAACGTGCGTAGATTGTTCTTGGTTCTTGAGAAGGCAATTGCAACCGCATCTAAGTTTCAACTCTTCGAATTTAACGATGAGTTTACACGGGCTCAGTTCCGTAACTTAGTAGAACCTTTCTTACGAGATGTTCAAGGTCGCCGAGGTATCACAGACTTTAAGGTAGTCGCTGACGGTACAAATAATACTGGTGAAGTTATTGACCGTAACGAGTTTATTGGTGATATTTACATCAAACCAGCTCGTTCTATCAACTTCATTACCCTAAACTTTATTGCAACTCGAACTGGGGTTGCCTTTAGTGAGGTAGGAGGTTAATCATGGCTAATATAGACGACTTTAAAGCAAACTTAATCGGTGGTGGTGCAAGAGCCAACCAATACAGGGTTACTATTACTTCCCCACCTGGCATTGCAATTGGACTTGACGTTCGTAGAGCTTCATTTCTAGTAACTGCTTCTAACTTACCAGCTTCTACATTGGGTGAAATTGCTATTCCCTTTCGTGGAAGAAATATTTATGTATCTGGTGATAGGCCTGCTCCCGAAGCATGGACTACTACCTTCATGAATGATACTGATTTCATGATTAGAAATGCAATGGAAAGATGGCAGAATGGTATCAACGATTATGCAAATAATACTGGTGTTGTTGCCCCTGCTGATTATCAAACTGATTTGACTGTAGAACAGTTGGATCGTGATGAAACTGTTTTGAAAAGTTATATTTTCAGAGCAGCTTATCCATTAACAGTTGGTACTATAGAATTAACAAATGCAGAGGCAACGGAAATTGAAACTTTTGAAGTTACTTGGAGATATCAGCACTTTGAACCTTCTGGAGTATCGTTCTAATTTACCTACTAAATAGAACGTAGGAGAAAATATAGTATGGCTGAACTTTTCGGGTTCCGTATAGAAAGACCAAAGAAGGCAGAGGGTAGTGTACCATCATTCACTACCCCTACTGCCGACGACGGCACGCTTGATATTGCTGGCGGTGGTTTTTTTGGACAAGTGTTAGATACAGATGGTAGAGAAAAAACAGACTTAGATTTGATTAGGCGATATCGTAATATTGCTCAACAACCTGAGTGTGATACTGCTGTCGAAGATATTATTAATGAGGGTATTGTTGCAAATGAAGACGATCAAGCAGTTCAAATTACGCTTTCTCGTTTACCATATCCAGATAAAATTAAAAAAAGAATTAGAGAAGAATTTAGTGAAGTATTAAGGCTACTTCATTTTGAACAAAAGGGTCATGATATCTTTAGGCGTTGGTATGTTGATGGTAGATTATTTTACCATAAAATTATTGACACTAAAAATCCAAAGCAAGGTATTGTTGAACTTAGATACATAGACCCAACAAAGATTAGAAAAGTTAGACAAATAAAATCTCACATAGATAAAAATTCTAGTGTTGATATGATTGATGCAGTTGATGAGTATTATATTTATAATGAAAAAGGTCTATCAGCTGGTGGTGAAACTGGTTTAAAAATAGCTTCAGACGCAATTACATATGCACCATCTGGTTCTGTTGATGGTAATTCTGGTAGGGTTTTATCATATCTACATAAAGCAATTAAACCTGTCAATCAATTACGTATGATCGAAGATGCACTCGTTATCTATCGTATATCAAGAGCTCCAGAAAGACGTATTTTTTATATTGATGTTGGTAATCTTCCTAAGATTAAAGCAGAACAATATCTCAAAGATGTTATGAACCGTTATCGTAATAAATTAGTATATGATGCATCTACTGGAGAAATCCGTGATGATCGTAATCATATGTCAATGTTGGAAGATTTTTGGTTGCCTCGCCGTGAAGGTGGTAGAGGTACAGAGATCACAACTTTACCAGGCGGTTCTAATCTTGGTGAGATTGATGACATTCAATATTTTCAAAAGAAACTTTATAAATCTTTGAATGTTCCTATCTCTCGTATGGATTCAGAAGCAGGATTTTCTTTAGGAAGAGCTTCAGAGATTACAAGAGATGAACTTAAATTTACTAAGTTTGTACAACGTATTCGTAAGAAGTTTGTACCTTTATTTACAGACATTCTTAAAACACAACTTCTATTAAAGGGTGTTATTGCTCCAGAAGATTGGAATGTAATGCAAGAGCATATTCAATATGACTTTTTGCAAGACGGTCATTTTGCAGAGCTCAAAGATGCAGAGCTTCTTAATGATCGTATTCAAACACTTGATTCAATTCAATCATACATTGGAACATTCTTTAGTAAAGAATATGTACTGAAGAAGGTATTGCGTATGAATGATGCAGAGATTGCAGAAATGAATGATCAGATTAAGAAAGAACTTACTGTCGATCCATTAGATGGTGGTATAAGTTTACCAGATGGTGGAGATGGTATTACAAGATATCCTCAAGATGGTGGTGGTGGTGTTATTTCACCGGAACAGATGCCAGACTATGAAGAACCAGAAAAAGAAGGAAATTAATTATGAGTAGAGAATTTGTAGATGCTATTGTATCAGGAAATAATATAGGTGCAGAAGAAGTATTTAGTTCTGTTGTAGGTACAAAGGTTGGTGATACTTTAGAAATAAAGAGGAAAGAATTAGCAAATACTTTTGTTAAATCTATGTCAATAGAACCAGAGGGAAACGATGACTCAGAAGTTTAGTAAAGTGTATTCATCCGTAATTGAGAAGGATGAGCATAAGAAATCTAAAGAATATAAGAAACTTTCACCAAAAATGAGAGATGCTATTGATATTATATTTCAAAAGATGGATTCTAAACCTTCCGATTTCCTAAATAGTTTTGAAAAAAGTATAAAAGAAGTATCGAAAAAATTTAAAGTATCTGAAAAAGAACTTTTGAATTATTTTGAGAAAGAAATGTTATCAATTTAAGGGGTTAGAGTATGGCTTTTACTACAAGAACACTAAGAGATACGGTTGTTAATGCTCCGGGCGCTGGTGGAACAGTTACGGTTAAGGTTGATATCGAAGATGATACTACTGCCAATAATGCTATTCTAGATGCAAGTGCTTTATCTGGTCATGCAAACGGTGCAAAATTACACATCTCTAGGCTTTGGTGGGCATTGACTCAAGGTAGTGCTGATGATGATACTGGGCATATTGAACTTCAAGAAGTATCTTCTGGAACTGATATTGTTCAGATTAGACTTGCTGGAACTGGACACTATGATGGTACTGCTGGTCTTATCAAAGGAACATGTACAAACGCAACTGCAACTTCTGGTGATCATGAATTAACTTGTTTTGGTACATCTGGATTTCTTATAATTGAATTTAAAAAAGATGAAAATTACACAGCTTAAGGATCATTAAAATGAACACAGTAAAATTATTTTCAGAGTCAGTAGAAGAAGTAGAGTACATCTGTGAAGCAAAAGATGATGGTTCTAAGAGCTACAAAATTCGCGGTATTTTTATGCAAGCTGACATAAAGAATCGCAACGGACGGGTATATCCTATGGAGATACTTAAAAACGAAGTTGGAAAGTACAATAAAAATTTTATTAAGGAAAATCGGGCATTTGGGGAACTAGGTCATCCAGAAGGGCCAACGGTCAATCTGGAAAGAGTATCACATATGATTACATCTTTGACGCCTGAGGGAAAGAATTTTATTGGTGAAGCTAAAATAATGGACACACCTATGGGTAAGATAGTTAAAAATTTAATGGATGAGGGTGCAAAACTAGGTGTTTCTTCTAGAGGTATGGGAAGTTTGGAATCAAAAGGCGGCGCCAATTACGTGAGAGATGATTTTTATCTTGCAACAGCTGCAGACATCGTAGCAGACCCATCTGCTCCTAATGCTTTCGTAGAAGGTATTATGG